CTTCTATATTGAGGGGGGTGGGGGTGTGTTACAAATAAATTGAGCTTGGGGGGCGGTATTGATTGTGCAAAACACAGTGAATAGCCGGAGCAGCGGAGTCCCTTCTGAAAAGCGGTATCCCCCCATATAGTGGGGTATTCGACAGCCGGTTTTCTTGCGTTGTAACACGATTTGCCCTATAGTTTGAGCCGTGGACAGCAATCACGCGGTTCACATTACATAAAGGAAATACAACATGGCACAGCAAGTCGTAGTAAATGCAACGCAAGCCCCGTTCACCTTCAGCAAGAAAGCTACCGAAGCAATCGGCGCATATGCCGTAGCAGCAAGCGCGGCAGACCGAAAGCTAGAGGCAGCGGCGATAGTCCTGCACGATGACGGTATTCAAGCGCGTTGGATGCAAGCGAAGGTGACTGTCAACGGCAGCACGATCAAGAACGAACATTTCCGCCCTGAGTGTTATGCGGCGATGGAATCAATCTTGGTTAGCAAATTGTCGGAAAGACAGCAAAAGTTGTTGTCAGTATCGAACAATTCACTACCGCCGAAAAGCGAAACCGGTGATCGTTCAGATCGAGAACACGCCGAAAAGACTGTTGAGCGGCAGCGCAAGGCGATCATCAAGCATATGCTGAAGCTTGAGAAAGCAGACGAACCGGCAGACGAAAAGGCGCTTAAGATGCTATCGGAGAAAATCAAAGATGGCCTTGCGAAGCTAAAAGATGAGGTCATCGAATTCAAGACGGCATCACGGCAGGATGTCCGAAAGGCAGACGCCTGCGACATTCTGGGCAATGCAATCGAAGGTATAGATAAACTGCATCGCATCACTAAGTAACGCAGCAAGCTTCACTAGCCCCGCTTCGGCGGGGCTTTTTTTTGTCCAAAATTCACCGCGTCGGCATCGTCGGCGCGGTTTGAAACCTGTTCCCAGCGACGTGTCAGCATTGTCATATACCCTACAAGCTGGGGGGATTCTGCGCGGTCAAATTCGCGGAACAATACAAAATATCCCACAATAAAGTTACGGAACAAAAGAAACCTGTTCTCTGCAACGTGTCAGCGTTGAGCAGTATGTCCCACATTCAGGGGGTATATGACCACGGAACAATACAAACCGTCACACAATGTTCCATGAAATTAAGCAAACGGCGCTAAACCACATCCTATTAAATGGATTTTTTTTAATTTTGGGCTTGGAACAATGCTAATCATGGGACAATAAAGTCAAAGTTAATTTTCAGCCATTTATCCAGATTATGTTTAAGACCAAAAAATTAAACCACATCCTATTAAATGGATTTTTCTTTGTGCGGTGCAACAAATTTGCTTAAAAAATAGGCAAAGTTCCGCGTTTTTGGAACAATGTTCCGAGATTCAAATTTTTAAGTGCTTGATTATTCAGCAATGTTCAAATGTTCCAATTGTTCCGGCCCAAAAGGGCTATTTGGCAAAATTAAATGGGCGGCGCGCAGCGCCCACGTCGCGGAACATTACAGCACAAAAAAATTAGGACGCTCTCTTTTTCCAAAATCACGGAACATTTGAACATTAGGTATATATATATATATAAAATATTATTATTATTATTATTAAACAACAACTTACGAACACCCCGCACGGGGCAACCTATTGTTCCGCAGCAAAAACCCCGTTTGGAACAAATGGAACATTCCCAACAAATCAAGCACTTACGCGGAACATTACCTTTTCATGCCTACACCCCCCTCTCAACATTGCAAAACATACAATTTGCTTGCTTTGAATAGTGTATTGTGTTATAATATATATGTTGGTAGATCGTCTGTATTAACTGCATTAATTGCGTTGCTTCTAGTTTCACTTCTGGGTCTGACGCACCCACTGCTCTTTAACAATACACAATTTTTACCTGATTGCCAGTATGTGAAGCGGCGCGTATAGGCGCGTGTGCGGCAGGCTCGGCGTGTGTTCAACGGCTCTACCATAGCAATTGCCCCTGTAGCTATCAAAGAGGCACCCCCTTTGGCAAATCCGTAACGAAGCGTAATAAGTAGCTTCGCACAACGTAACACATACAAAGCAATCAGGTGCAGTAGGTATCGGGTAGTATGGAGTCAATAGTCTAGGCTCCACGCGTTTCATTGTGCGTGACAGGCACCACGCGTCCGGTATCCCTGCGGGTATGGCATTGATGAGTCGATGCTGTGCTTTTTGGGCGAACCCTATATGACTGGTGATTACGCCAGAACCCAAAACAAAACCGACTACGCCATTTTAAAAACCAGATCGAAACCCGCCGAACAGACGCAACCAACGGCGGGTCGCAGCGTAACGCGCTGCCTGACGAGATCAGTAAACAAAGGACAAAAAATGATGAGATTAGTAGTGGGAGTGCATGTAGCGTTGTTCGTGTTGTGGTGTCTGATTGTGTTACTATTTTCTTTGGAGGTGTGAGATGGACGATCTTTTCTGTTGCTGGTGTGGGGACGATGTGGAGCCGCGCCGTTGGGCGTTGGGATACCGAGCTTGTTTGTTTTGTGGTGAGGAGTTGGCGCGGCAAGAGAGAAAAAGCTGGTGTGTAGCGCCGATGCACAAGAGCAACTATGTGCTTGTCACTGACAAGCGGGATTTAAAAGGGCTGAACAATAAAGGGGGGCTGGTGAAATGATTGACGGACTTGTAGAGGTTGACCTGTGGTATGTGGTGGGTATCGGCGGTGTGTATTACGGCACCAAGATTCAAGCCGAGGCCGCTGCAAGAAAAGCATTCCCCGAGGAGAGCGAAGACAAGCGTTACTCTCGGGTTTTTTACAAGCGGTTTTATCAGGAAGCATGAAACCCAACCCCACGCCACAACCAACCGCGCCAACCACGATACCCAAGCTTCCCAAATCATGGCCGTTCCCCACTGCAACACCAGTCCCATTAACAAAGAAACAGCAGCGGGACAACGTGCTGCAAGAATCGGACAAGGCGTTGTGGTAGCAGGGTTTTATATGAAGGGGGGTTTTATATGCTTGAAAAACTAGACCACCGCCAAACCCAAACCTACGGCAGCGGCTACAGCTTCGGCTACAGCTTCGGCAACGGCAAAGGCTACAGCTACGGCGACGGTTACAGCGGCAACGGCCACGGCAACGGCAACGGCTACGGCGGCAACGGCATCGACTACGGCTACGGCTACGGCGGCAACGGCACATCAAACCCCTACACCCTCGACGCCGTTGATTTGTTAGTTAGATTGGCTGCTAGAGAGGCGGTGACCCGTGCTTGAACAACTGAACAACAACCGCCAAACCCAAACCAAACAAACCGGCAACGGCAACGGCAACGGCGACGGCTACGGAGAATCAGACCCCTACCCCCTCGACGCCGTTGATTTGTTAATTAGATTGTCTGCTAGAGAGGCGGTGACCCATGCTTGAGAGACTAAACAACCGCCAAACCCAAACCGAACCCAGAACACGCGGCCCCAGAACACGCGGCTACGGTTGCGGCTACAACGGCGGCGGCTTCGGCTTCGGCTTCGGCTTCGGCTTCGGCAACGGCTACAACGGCAACGGCAACGGCGACGGCAACAACTACAACCACGGCAACGGCGAATCAATCCCCTACCCCCTCGACGCCATCGACCTACTGACACGTCTCACAGCTAAACAACACGTAGTAAAACCAACAGGAGAAACAAGATGAACAAAGAACAAATATCAAACCCGCAACAACTTACACTCGACCTCACCCAACCCAAAACAATCTGGCAGGTGCAAATATCCAAAACCCCGAACAGCAAATCAGGATACAAGAACAGATTCACACTCGACCAAGCAGCACAGGCAATCTTCTACTACCACTGCATCAACATAGGAAGGGGGTATAAAAAACGGCTAGTGAAACTGGAAAACAACAAACGTGCAATCATCGCACGGGCAACATCATGACAGAAACAACACCGACAACACCTACGGCAAAGAAACTATCCGAACAACAAACAAAGGAGATGCTGAAGAACTGGCGAAACCTATGCGACTTATCCAAGAAGCGGGAGCAAACACTGCTGCAACTCTTGCGACACCCCGATGCAACTATCGAACAGATAGACGAGGCGCGTAAGGTTTACGCAGTATCTTATAAACGACTGAAGGAGACTCAACAAAAACTGATTGCCGCAAGCCAAGCAGGGAAGATATATAACTCGCCCCGCGTAGCACTGTTTTTCAAACACTCAACACATACACTTACAAAATAAGGAGAACTACCATGGCTAAAGCCAACAACAACCCCGAAACCAAAGCAAGTGAAGATAAAGAACTGCGCATTGTCATTGTGCAAGCAGGCTGGGTGTTTATCGGTCAGTATGAATTTGATCGTGTGTTGAATTGCGTTAGACTGACTGACGCATCGTGCATTCGTGTGTGGGGCACCACTGCGGGTTTGGGGCAACTCGCAATCAAGGGCAAGCAGAAAGAAACGGTGCTCGACTATGCAGGTGTAGTTGATGTGCCGCTTGGCAGTGTCGTTGCAACTCTCATGTGCGACAAGGCGGTGTGGCAGTAGGATGCTGGATTATTTGGATAGGTTTGATTTGCCTCACGGCACAGGGGACGGGAAAGGTTTGACCGGCGAGGGGAATGGAGACGGTTCGCTTGGTAGCTTTGGGGGTTTATTTTCTCCCGAGGCTACCGGCTCCGGCTCTTACCAATTCCAAATAAACCACCGCTACCCCCTCGACGCGGTAGACTTATTAACCCGACTCGCAGCAAGAGAAGCGCTTCAACCAGTAACAACTACAGGAGAACAACATGCCATACGGAAGCTACGGCAGCAAGAACATAGAAATCATAAGCGGCTATAAACAAGCCGAAGAACGATACAACTCAATCAAACCCATACGCGGCAACGCCGACAACATCCGACCGCTAGGCACACGGAGGTATACATATATACGGATAGCGAAAGACCAAGACACATACCAAGTAATCCTCTACAAAACCGCAGTTCTTACCTTCTACCCAGACGATACAAAACTATTACACCACGGAAGCTGGCCAACCGGAACAACGGCGGGAGTATTAGACGAGGTGTTGCCTTACGGACTAAGCATCACAACACCGAGAAGCATGCGGCTGCAAATCTCACGGGACAACCATAAAGGCACATACAAAATCCCATCCGACGGATTAAAACTTGACGCCAACTGGTTGCCACTAAACTCAGAGCAGGAAGCTACATATAGAATCAACAGGAAGAAGAACAAGGAAGTGATGGGGCAATACGAAGATTTTCTCGCATGGGCTAAGGGCTATCTGTCTTTGAAGGATAACGTAATAGGTGCAGAGGAACATAACGAGTTTATTGCAAGTGTGGGCGGTGATCGGTCTGATCTTATAGTGGGTTCAGTGATATTGGGTAATCCGTGGGGTGGATATGATAAAGATAGACACGCAAAGAGACTCAAGCTTCGCACCCACTTGCTAGACCTGATGCGCTCAACCGACGACAGCAAATACGAGAAATACATCCAAGCAATAAACTTCTGCGCAAAAACATCCGGAAAAAGCTATCACTACTACGCCCATAGTAACCTAATCTATCCGCACTACGAACTGCACATTGATGCGGTAAAGAAACTAATATTCAAACTTCACATGCCGGAGGTAATCGAAGAAGTCAAACTACCTGTAGGTAAAGCAGCACCCCGTAATTCCTACGCAATATGGATGAGCGGGTGGATTAAAGGCGTATACAACACCGACAACAAGTAACACGCAACACAACCACAACGCCTAACAATGTTAGGCACAACACAGGAGAAATACCATGGCAACAGCCAATCTGAATTTCGGCACGACCGTCACTCTCAAACAAGCCGCAACACTTATCGCCCAAGTTCCCGAGAACAGGTTTCTCTTGCAAGGCGAGCCGGGCATCGGCAAAACCGCGCTACTTGAAACCCTAAAACAACTCTTACCAAATCATGAAACGGCATACGTTGACGTGCCTAATCTTGATCTGGGTGACATCTGCATGCCGGTGGTTAAGCATGAAACCAAGACCACAACTTACTATCCGAATGAACGCTTTAAAATCCATCTCGACAAGCCCTGCATCATCCTGCTTGACGAGTTCACCAAAGGTTCCGAGCCGGTGAAGAACATGCTGCATCCGATGTTAAACGAGGGGCGGTTGGGTGACGTGATGCTGCACCCCGAGACCATCGTATTCCTGACCGGCAATCTGGGTTCGGATGGTGTGGGTGATCTTCTCCGTGCACATTCCCGCAACCGCATCACTACTCTTACCATACGCAAACCCAGTGCCGAGGAATGGATTAACTGGGGTATTGATCACGGCGTGGCCGAAGAGTTACTTGCTTTCGCTCACCAGTATCCACACTGCTTTGCGTCTTATCTTGACCCCGCGCAGAACGACAATCCGTATATCTATCAACCGAAGAAAAACCAGACGGCGTTCTTTTCTCCGCGTTCCGCAGCCAAGGCATCTAACATTGTTAAGGCTCGGAAGGCTCTCGACACCGACTCGGTTATCGCTGCTTTGTCAGGCACATGCGGTGAATCGTTTGCGCGGGACTTCCAAGCATATCTGGAGTTCAGTGATCAACTGCCAAGCAAGGAAGCAGTGCTTAAAAACCCCACTTCAGCGCCTATCCCCACATCCCCCGCAGCGCAGTCCATCATCGTGTTCGGCGCTATCTCGTGGATTGAGAAAGCAACCATGCCGGTGTTCCTGAAGTATCTGCAACGCTTCCCCGTTGAGTGGCAAGCCGTGTTCGCGGTCAACGTAGCCAAGAGCAGCAAGCAGTCAATCGCATTCACCTGCAAGGAGTTCAGCGGTTGGGTGACGGCTCACCAACACCTTTTCTAAAACAAACCAACCACAGGAGAACAACGTGAAGATTAAAACTTCGGAACTGAAAGGAGCCGCCCTTGACTGGGCGGTTGCGAAGTGTGAGGGGTGGGGCGTGATGAAGTTAGAAAAGAATTTTTTGTTTGGCACTAGCGGAGATGCCGAAAACTTCTCAACCGACTGGTCTCTTGCTGGGCCGATTATTGAGCGGGAGAAGATTGCATTAAACCCGCATGAAATAGACGATGATTGTTGGTTTGCAAAAGACCCGAACCCTAAAACATATTGCGAAGAAGGACAAACCCCCCTCATCGCAGCAATGCGTTGCTACGTAGCATCAAAAATGGGGGATGAAATCGAAATCCCCAACGAACTCAAATAACACAGGAGAACAACATGGAACAAGCAATCGACAAAGAACTACGCCGGTTACAAAAAGCGCATGTGACATTGATGCGCACCCCGACGTTTGCTTTCTACTCCGGCATCTTGATGCTTGGTAAAGCCGAGATTGATGACGACATCCCAACCGCTTGCACCAACGGACGGGATGTGAAGTATGGCAGGGCGTTCGTTAAGACCTTAAACGACAAGGAACTCGCCTTCGTTGTGCTGCATGAGGCAGGGCATAAGATGTATCAGCACCTGACTGTGTGGAAGAAGCTGTATAAGGAAAACGCGCAGCTAGCCAATGTCGCATGTGATTACGTTATTAACATCGAGTTAAGAGACCTCGACCCTAAAGAAGATACGATTCAGATGCCGAAGATCGGCCTGATCGACGCCAAGTATCGCGGCATGACCAGTAAGCAAGTGTATGACTTGCTGAAACAACAGGGTGGCAAGGGTAAAGGCGGCGGTGGTGGCAAGGGGTTCGATGACCATGACTGGGAGGGGGCTGAAGGTCTGACCGAAGCGGAGAAGGAGGAGTTAGGCCGTGAGATTGATCGTGCCATACGCCAAGGTCTGATTGCTCAGAAGAAGGTAGGCAAGGAGAAAGGCAGTGGGGCTAGTCGCGAACTGGAAAACTTGCTAGAGGCCAAGGTTGACTGGCGGCAGGAACTACGTGATCTGACCAAGAGTATATGCAGGACGAAAGACAAAAGCTCTTGGCGTAAGGTCAACCGTCGTTTCTTGGCGGGTGGTGCTGGTTCGTCTGATACCTACATGCCGACGATGATTGGCGAAACGATAGGTAAGATCGTAATCGCAGTAGACACTTCAGGTTCTATCGGCGGGGATGAACTGCGTGACTTCATGAGCGAGGTAAAGTTCTTGGCCGAGGAGATGCGCCCCGAAGCTGTTGATTTGTTGTATTGGGGTAGCAGTGTCGTAGGGCATGAGACGTATGGAATGGGAGACCTAGACAACCTAATAAATTCAACAAAGCCGAAAGGCGGTGGCGGCACTAGCCCAAGCTGCATCACGCAATACTTAGAAACCAACAAACTAAACCCCGAAATTTGCATCGTTCTTACTGACGGGTATGTTGGTAGCGACTGGGGTGGGCAGTGGTCAGTGCCGGTGCTGTGGTGTGTGGTAGGTAACAGAGGGGTAACAAGTTCGACAGGTAGGACAATCCACATTGATAAGGAGTAAGCGATGAAGGTTAGATTGGCTATGTCTTATATAGGTGAAGTAGTAATGGATTTGGAAGATGCGGTGACGATTATTCAGGCGCTGCATAAAGGTGAGAAGTATGAATATAAATACGTTTCTGGCGGGAATTCTACGCACCACGTCTACCCACTGGAAGGACTGGAAGGGTTTGAGCCAACAATCGTAGCAATGCAAGATGAAGTGTATCGCATAGCAAAACTCGCAGGTAAACCGGAGAAATAACATGGAAATAAAAAAGAAAATCGTTGACGGCAAAGTTGCTGTGATTGTTTCAGGCGGTTTCGGTGCCGGTTGGTCAACGTGGAATAACGAGCACGCCGAGTTTTTATTGTTCGATGAGGGGCTTGTATGCCTTAAAGAACTGAATGAAGATGTGGCGGTAGTTAGTAGGTATTTGGAGTCAAAAGGTTTGGATGGGATTTACACGGGAGGATGGAATAAAGCAGGAATCGAATGGCTTGATGTAGGCGCAAGATTTACGATTAATGAGTATGACGGTAGCGAAACACTAAATGAAATTGCAAAAATAGAGTTTTTCACAGCGTAACCAAGCCTAACAAAGTTAGGCACAACACAGGAGAAACAACATGAGTATCAGTGCATCAGCAGTTTTGGTTGACCTTAACATCTCTATCTGGACGGCACGTAAGCTCGATAAGAAAGTGTCCGAGGAGATCAACGTAGCAAAGAACACCACGACCAATGCCGGTAATTACAGCAAGAATCTACTTGCCGGTTCTGGGACGCTGGCCGAAATCAATAAGTATGCAGCGGGTATCCGGCACTGGCACAACACCCAGACGCTACCGTGGTCGGACAACGGCACACGAATGCTTCCCATGGCTAACTTCATGGAATACAAACAAGGACTTAACATCCGAATCCAGACGCTGCAAACCTTGTTCGACAAGTTCTATATCGAATACCCCCAGCTTGTGAATGACGCAGCTAACAAGTTAGGTTCTCTGTTCGATGTTTCTGAATACCCCGATCTTGATACGGTCAAGAGCAAGTTCCGTTGCAAGTATATATTCAGCCCCATGCCCGAGGCCGGTGACTTCCGTATCGACGCCGAGAACGACTTGAAGCGGGAGTTAAGTGAGCAGTATGAGGAGGAGAAAAACATCAAGCTGACTGAGGCTATGAACGAAGCGTGGAACAGGCTTCACGATGTGCTGCTGCATATGTCCGAGCGGATGGAAGACACCGTCGATGAAAAAGGTGAGAAGGTTCGCAAGAAATTCCGTGACTCGGTTCTGGAGAATCCGGCTGAGTTGTGCGGATTGCTGACCAAACTTAACGTAACTAAAGACCCGCACTTGGAGGATGCGCGTAAGATGTTGGAGGCCAGCATTGCTGGTGTAGATATTAAGGACTTGCGTGACAGCGAGGCCAAGCGTGTCGAAGTGAAGCAGAAGGTTGACGACATTCTTAAGAAGTTCAACTGGTAAAGTTGAGGGAGTGTTTATGCTGTATAGACTAAAAGGGTTCGGGGATGGTTCACAAGGAGAGGGTGATGGTGAGGGTACTGGTGATGGTGACAACGCCGGTCTTGTCGATGGTGATGGTGAACACCATTTTAAAAGTTCTATGAGCCTCAAATTAAAATGTGGGGATGGGGATAGGATTTTTGGGAGCTATTGTGATGGTAATGGCGATGGCGATGGAGACGGCACCCATGAAGACACCTACTACTCTGAATGCCCTATTGTTCTGTTAACCCGACTCGCTGCTAGGGAGTGTTTATGTTGCATAGACTAGAACAGAAATGGACGTATCAGAATACGGAAGACGGTAACGGTATAGGCTATGGGCGAAGTATGAATGCGTCAAGAATGCGAGGCGATGGGTATACGGGAATAATTAATGGTAATGGTGGTGGTATGGGTATTGACCAAAATCGCCTAAATTGGGTTCTCGTTTTCTCCACCCTCGACACCATTGACTTATTAATCAGACTTGCAGCAAAACAAACATTGACAAAACCATAAAGGAGAGTAGCATGAGACGACCGCACGATTGGGAAGAAGCATTCAACGATGTAATTGACGAGAAGAAGGAGGTGTTAGATGCACTAAATAAAATAGTAACCATGTGGGAGGCAGAAGCCGACACATCAAATAAAGCAGAACTAGAAAACCAGATGCGTAAAGCACGGGAACTTATCACTAAACACACAGGAGTAGCAGAATGAAACAACTGGAAAACATCAATCTACCCAACGTAACTTACAAGATTATCGCCAACGACCCCCATGCCTATGATGACCTGCCGTTTAGTCTTAATCCTGACATGGTTGAGTGGATTAAAACGCTGGCACTGAAGAAACCAGACTTGGAATTCCGTGCGATTGATCAAACAATATCGAGAGTAGGAGAGGCGCGACATCTGGTATTTCGCCGTATTGAAGTGTATGAAGGTGGTCGCCTAGCCGGTAGGCTATATGCAAATCAGCGGTGGTTATCACGGCAACGGAAGCACGGTGTTCAATACTCAATCGAATCACATAACATCAGCAAACAGCGTGGAGACCGGAACACGCAAAACACTGCCGACGTAAAACAAGCAACGAAGATTGCTCTGGCCTGTTTGAAAGCCAAGTCGGATATGGAAGTATTCAGAGAAAGAATGCGGCACTCAAGCGAGGTAGCCAAAAGCGTATTCCATCAATTTGGCATGTATAACATGGTTGCTAATATGACAGCCCATGACAAGCTTCTCCTTTTGGAGAATATGTTTGACTACATAGAAGCCACTGAAGACGCGTTCCTAGATCAGATGCCTCCACAGATCAAACATACATATGAGTTGCACGTAAAAGCCAAAGATAAGGTGCGGATTGTGAGTTCAGTGGGTAAATACTTTGCCGCCAAGAAAGATATTACCGTATTCATTGAAGGTGGTAAGTGGCATGTAAACGACCCAAACACGCAGATACCCCCAGAAACAGGCGTTACAACATACGAAGCCGACAGCGACAAAATTCCGGAACACATCCGCATGAAGGTCGGTATGCTGAAGCTTGTCGATGATCATCATGTCATACAGGACGTGGGCTTGCGTATTGATGGGACACTATACCGCGTGACTCCAGAAATTACGGAAGAAGCCAATGGCACAAACCCCTGAAGGTAAGGTTAAGGACGCAGTCAAAAAGATACTCAAGAGTCTCAACATCTACTACTTCATGCCAGCAACGGGCGGCTACGGTCGCTCGGGGGTGCCTGACATTGTGTGCTGTGTGAAGGGGTTATTTGTGGCTATTGAGTGCAAGGCAGGGTTAAACCAACCAACGGAGTTACAGAAACGGGAGATAAAAAACATAGAAGAAGCAGGAGGTATTGCCATGGTGGTTAACGAAGGCTCAGTCCGTGGGCTGGCTGAATTTTTGATAGGGTTAAGTAATGCTAGATCAACGTGAAGACCGCAACATGACTGTGCAGGAAAGCTGGAACGCACCACACCCAGAAGTAATCATCAACGTGCTTCGTCTACGCAATTCAGGTGGGCATGACTGGGACTGGGAAGGTGGAGTATTTAAGCCACGTAAATGTGGGCATGAGCAATGTAAGGCATGTGGAGGTGAGGAATGAGAAAGAAACAAAAGTTAAAGTGGAACGAGATGACAGAGGTAACACACGACGCAGTAAATCACCCCAAGCATTATACCGCACATCCAAGCGGGGTTGAGTGCATTCAGGTAACAGAGCATATGAATTTTTGCAGGGGGAATGCAATCAAGTATGTGTGGAGGGCAGGAGACAAGGGTAACGAGGTGCAGGACTTGGAGAAGGCGCGTTGGTATATCGACCGTGAGATTAAACGTCTAACAGGAGAGAAGAAATGAAAGGCTACTCAGAACATCACAGGCAGCAACTAAAGAAAGCACTGGAGTATCTGGATAACCGCAAGATCAACATCATGAAGCACAACTTTCGTCCTACCAACGCAGCACAGACTGACGTAGCTGCGACGATGGCAAGGTATCGGCAGCAGACGGAAGGGATGCAGTTAATCAGGGAAGTGAGGAAGATGAAATGATTGAAGACATGCGAGTAGTGGAGTGGACGGAAGGAGTGGTTGTTAAAAGACCACGCTGGAACATTGAAATAAAGAGAAAGGGTTCCGATAAGTGGGAGCAGATTGAGATTGTTAACTTGGACAAGAAAACAAAGAAGAGGAAAAAATGACAGACGAAGAAAAACTAAAGGAAAAAACATGACCCGCGAAGAAGCCCGTGTATGGCGCAGACTGGAAGGCTACATCAAAGCCCGACAGACGTTTTTTAAAGAGGAGTCGCAACCGGCGTGGAAAGCATGGAAGACCGCAGAACTACAACTGGTTGCTTCGTATATGGACAACATACAGAGGCCAAAAAATGTCAGTGACAAAAGCAAACGGCGCTGAAGCAGCAATAAAAGAATTTCGCAGTTTAGGGGGGCCGTTTGGATTTTTGAAAGCTGGCATGGGGGTAGAAAAAATTAAAGCATATTCTGCTTCCCTGCGTCTTTTTAACTTGCTATACCCGAATGCGCGTGATAGATTACCGGTAGGAGAATTACGCGTGGTGCATAAACTAAACATGAAAGTAAAGGATGAAGAATGATCTGGGGATGGAGTGATGATAAGCGGCTAGGTGACTGGGGCATTGTTGACCGGCATCGTAAACGTGCTTACGCCGAGGGGATTAGAGATGGGATTATCGTAGGATGCGTAATTGCTGTTGCTGGCGGGTTTGCAGTTAGCTGGTTGCTTGGTAAATATTGGAGCTAAACATGGTTAAAGAATTTGTGCCGGAAACACGGTCGGATAAGAAGGACGCGGAGATTGCGCGGCTGCGGGAGGCGTTACAGAAATACGGACGGCATGAGGAATCTTGTCCGATTGTTGACGAATCGGGGGATAGCTTTTGCACTTGTGGTTTTAGTGCCGCGCTTGGGGAGGAAAAATGATCGAACACACTTGCAGCTACTACTGTGAACGTCCTGAGTGCATCAGGGCGCAGAGGGATGAATTGCGGGGTAGGTTGGAGAGCGCCGAGGCCGAACTCGCCGACAAAGCCGACCCGAAGCTGGCGGAGAGGTTGCTGAAAGAATTGCAAAACTGCGAGGACTGCGAATCAGTATCAAGCAGATTGTCGGACTACGTGCGCGAAGCCGCCGCCGCGCTCGGGGGTGGGAAATGAATATCAGAGGCAGCATTTATCGTGCAGTCATGAAACTTTCGCACAAATTCAACTGGCATTATGCCCCGCCGATCTATCCAGACGGCGACACACTGTATCTATGCAAATGGTGCGGAATGTCTTGCGTAATGAAACGCCGTGACTACAAGCCCATTATCTCAACCGGCACACAAGTAGGAGCCTCGAAATGACCGCCGACGCGCAGACGCCGAAAAAGTGTATGCATGGAATTGATGAGGCGGCAAACCCGCGATGCCATTTTTGTGAGCATGAGGAAACAAAGCGCGAACTCGCCGCCGCCAAAGCCGAGTTCCGCAAGGTCGGCGCACTGATTCCAATGGCCTGTGGTTGCACGTTTGAGAATGATCCGCCTGACGCGATTGTGGATGCGCTTAAGCGCCACATGGACGGCATTGTTCAACTGCTGGAATCGCATCGCCAGCAATACGCAGATAAGTGCGCCGAACTGATAGCCGCCAAAGACGAGGCCGAGGCGCTGCGGGGGAAGTTACACAATATCAGAAATGAATTTCCCGCCGTTTATCAACGCGGCCTCCGCGACGGCATCAAACAGGAACGGGAACGGTGCGCTGAGATCGCAAAAGAACATTTATGCGATGAAGAAGGTTGCGCGTGTTGGGCGGTTATATACAGAGCCATCCGCGCCGAGGCAGAGAAATAAACAACGGGGCGGCTAGGCAATACACGAAACTCCTGCGGCGGATGCCGTGGTTAAGACGTTGCGCCGATGATGCCGCCCCACCTTTTTAGGATAAAAATGAAACCAACGATCAAGCAACTGCAAATAACGATTAAAGCAAAAGACGCTCTACTGAAAGACTACGAAATATGGATAAAACTTTTAGGTAAAGCGGTACAACTCAACAAAGAAAGAGAAGATAAGTTACGCGCCAGAATCAAGGTGCTTAATAAAGCACTGGTGGCGGCGGAGAAGGATTATGAACAACTTAAAAGGAAGAAGAAATGACTGAGAAACTGTGTGCAACATGCAGGGCAAGACCGGCAGTGAAATACGTGCTAAGTGACAACATGAGAAAAAGAATCTGGAAGTGCCAACC